ACACAGCTCGGCGGCACTTCAACACGCTTCACCACATCACACGACAACCCTCGGCGACAAGACATTTCATCGCAGGTCATTGCACAACACACCTCGGCGACAGACCAGACCACGGCACGTCACTTCAGTGCTCGGCGTCACGGCAATACAGACCAAACCACCCCACCCCACTTCAAAGCTCGGCGGCACTTCAGGCCAGGCCACGTCAGCGCACGGCTCGACGTCACTTCTTCGGCTGTTTTCTCGGCCGATTCCAGTAGGGACTTTTACACTTCGGGCAAATCGTCGGCGTCACCGTGAGTAAGCGCGGCACCCACGAATGCCCGCAGCGTTCACACCGCCAGCCGTCCATTTTGATTTTTGCCACCGGGCGAGATTGTCGCATATCAGGCTATCCCTATCTGGTTAGACGCTGAAGGCTATACCTAGCGGGTGTGCACGTCAAGGTATTTTCCAACCAATTAATTCCACTTTTCACGCTGACGTTTACCGTGAGAGCGGATGTCCCTCAACCGGGCCTATTCCCTTCTCGACATCAAGTCGATCGATGCGGAGCAACGCGTCATCGTCGGCATTGCCACGACGCCGAGCACGGATCGCATGGATGACATCGTGGAGTCCGAGGGCGCACAGTTCAAGCTGCCGCTGCCCCTCTTGTGGCAACACGACAGCCGCCAGCCGATCGGGGAAGTCTTCGCCGCGAAAGTGACGCCGGCCGGGATCGAGATCAAGGCGCGCATCGCGCAGATTGACGAACCAGGCACGTTGAAGAATCGACTCGATGAGGCGTTCCAGTCCATCAAGGCGGGGCTGGTCCGGGGGCTCTCGATCGGGTTCAAGTCGATCGAAGACGCCGACATTAAGGGCACCTTCGGGCGTCGGTTCCTGAAATGGATGTGGCTGGAGCTCTCCGCCGTCACCATTCCGGCGAACGCAGACGCCACCATTCACACCGTTAAGCAATTCGATCTCGGCGCTGCCGCGACAGGCACTGGCGCTGAGGGCGAAGTCACACCCAAATCGACCGGCGCTTCGGTCATCACGCGCGTTGTGAAAACGACGCGACAGGACATGAAGATGCCGAAACCCATTGCGGAACGAATCAAGGAACTCGAAGCGACCCTGCTGAGCAAGACCTCCGAGATGAACGCGCTGGACTCCAAAGTCAGCGACGAAGGCCGGACCAAGGACGAATCCGAAAAGGAGACGTTCAAGGGCTTGCTCGCGGACATCGAGGCGCTCCAAGAGGAGATCGCTGACCAGCGCAAGATGGAAGCGATCAACGCGAAGGCGGCCAAGCCGGTCGCGGGAAAGACGAGCGACGAAGGCGCGGCGACGCGCGGCAACAACAACCACGTCATCACGGTCAAGGACAATCTGTTCCCCGGCCAGCGCTTCGCCCGGCTCGCGATGTGCGTCGCGATGTCCAAGGGCAGCCGATCGGATGCCATCGCACTCGCGCAGCAGTTCTATCCGGAAGATGCGCGGATGGTCGATGTCATCAAGACCGCCGTGGGCGCCGGCACGACCGCGAGCGGCGGCGGCCCGCTGGTGCAGTACACGGATTTCTTCGGGGATTTCGTGGAGTTCCTGCGGCCCCAGACCATCATCGGGAAGTTCGGCACCAACGGGATCCCGAGCCTCCGGCGCGTGCCGTTCAACTCGCGGGTCTCCACGCAGACCGCGGGCGGGTCGGGCTACTGGGTCGGGGAGGGCAAACCGAAGCCGCTGACCAAGGGCACGTTCTCCACGATCACGCTCACCTTCAACAAGGTGGCGGCGATCTCGGTGCTGACCCAGGAGGAAGTGCGGTTCGCGACGCCCTCGGCTGAGCAGAAGGTGCGCGACGATCTCGCCGCGGGCCTGATCCAGAAGCTCGACGCGGACTTCGTGGATCCGGCGAAGGCCGTGTCTGCGGGCGTGTCGCCGGCTTCGATCACCAACGGACTGACACCGCATGTGGCGAGCGGGACCAATGCCGCCGCGGTGCGGGCCGACTTCGCCTCGTTGATGGGCGACTTCATCACGGCCGAGATCGACCCGATCAACGGCGTGTTCCTGATGAGTCCGACGCGGGCGCTGCAGCTCTCGCTGATGATGAACTCGCTCAGCGCGGCCGAGTTCCCGAATATCACGATGACGGGCGGCCGGCTGTTCGGCTTCCCGGTGATCGTGTCCAGTGCGCTGGCGACGGGTTCCAGTCCTTCGACGGACCTGATCGTGTTCGTGAACGCCTCGGATGTGTATCTCGCCGACGATGGCGGGGTGAGCGTCGAAGCGAGCACGGAAGCGTCCCTCGAGATGCTCGACAGTGCGCTGCAGCAGGATGCGACCAACGGCACGGGCGCGAGCCTGGTCAGCCTCTGGCAGACCAACTGCGTCGGGCTGCGGGCGGAACGCGAGATCACCTGGAAGCTGCGGCGCGCGGCGGGCGCGAGTTACATCAGCAACGCAGCGTACACGGCGTAATCGTCTGACCGAGGGGCGGGGCAGATAGTCCCGCCTCTCGGATTCGTTCGGAGGGTCGGTTGACACTGATTGCCTTGAAGGATCTTCCGAACGGCATCAAGGCCGGGGAGTCCTACGAAGAGACGCCTCCGATCGCCGCCTTCCTGATCGGCCTGGGGGTGGCGAAAGCCGCCACGCCTGATCCGCCTCGGCGCCGCACCTATTCGCGTCGCGATCTGCAGGCCGAGGACTAGCGCGTGCTGGTCGAATTCGGTCCCCTCAAGATCCAGATCGGGCGCACGAAAGCCTCCGGCGCCAACCTCATTACCCATCTGCCGCAAGCGCTCTCGCCGGTCGGGATGGGTGGCTGGTGGGGCGTGGTGCGGGAATCCTTTGCAGGTGCGTGGCAGCGCAACATCACGCTCCGGACGGATGATGTGCTCGCCTACTCCACCGTCTGGGCCTGTATTACGTTGATCGCCTCGGACATCTCGAAGCTCTGCGTCGAGTTGATGAAAGAGGACGCCGAAGGCATCAATGTGGAGGTGGACGTGCCGGCGTTCTCGCCGGTCCTGCGGGAACCCAATCATTTCCAGCATCGGCTGCAGTTCTACGAGCAGTGGGTGCTGTCAAAGCTGATTCGCGGCAATACGTACGTGCTGCTCGAACGCGACGGCCGGAACGCGGTGATCGCGATGTATGTCCTCGATTCCTCGCGCGTGCAAGTGCTCGTGGCGCCGGACGGGTCAGTCTTTTACGATCTCGGGCAGGATTATCTCTCTGGCGTGGAGAGCACCTCCGTCCGTGTGCCGGCCAGCGAAATCATCCACGACCGCTGGAACTGCCTGTATCACCCACTCGTGGGCTTGTCGCCCATCTTTGCCTGTGGCTCGGCCGCGATGCAGGCGCTTCAGATCGAGAGCAACTCCACGAAACTGTTTGCGAACGGCTCGCAGCCGGGTGGCGTGCTGACGGCGCCTGGCCCGATCTCGAACGAGGTTGCTGCCCGTGCCCAACAATGGTGGGAGGACAACTTCGCTGGGCCACAGAACATCGGGAAGGTGGCGGTGCTCGGCGACGGCTTGAAATACGAGCCGATGACGATGACGGCCGTGGACTCCGAGATCATCAAGCAACTCAACCTCTCCGATGAGCGCATCTGCCGCACCTTCCATGTGCCCGGCTACATGGTCGGGGTGGGCGGGATGCCGAACTACAACAACATCGAAGCGCTGAACCAGCAGTACTACTCGCAGTGTCTCCAGGTGCTGATCGAGTCGATCGAGGCGTGTCTCGATAAGGGCCTCGGCCTGGTCGAAGCGGGCTATGAGAGCGAAATGGATCTCGATGGGTTGCTGCGGATGGACTCGGCCACGAAGATGACGGCCGCGACCACGGGCGTGAAGGGCATGATCTACACGCCGAACGAAGCCCGCAAGATGTTCAACCGGAAGCCGCTTAAGGGCGGGGACACCGTGTACGGGCAGGAGCAGGATCATTCGGTCGAGTGGCTGCAGCTCCGCGATCAGCAGGGGCCGCCTGAAGTGCCATCGGCGCCGAATGCCATCATGACGCCCACGAAAGAAATGTTGATGGAGCTCGTGGACGCTGTGCTAGCTACAAAAGCCGCATCCGGCGATGAGACCGACGAAGCGCTAGCAGTGCTCGATGCAGAGTGGGCGGCCTGATGTCTATCGATCCGGTACGGTTTACTCGTGCGCTGGTGGAGAAAGTCAAGGCTGCGATTAGCCCGCTTGAGGCGCGGCTCGCCGAGATGGAGCAGCGCGCGCCGGTTGCGGGGCCACAAGGCGAGAAGGGCGAACCCGGGCCGATAGGCGAACGTGGCCCAGAGGGGCCGGTAGGGGCCTCCGTCGTCGGTCCACGAGGCGAGAAAGGCGAACAGGGCGAACGGGGCGCTCCAGGGCTCATCGGCGAGCGGGGCGAGAAGGGCGAAGCGGGTCTCGCGGGCCGAGACGGGATGCCGGGCGTGCCAGGACTGGCCGGGCGCGACGGGGACCGCGGCGAGAAAGGGCTTGACGGCGCGGCGGGCCGGGACGGGAAAGACGGCCGGGATGGGACGCTGGACAACCTGAAGATGGTCCGCACGGGCGAGCGCTCAGCGACGTTCTGCTTCAAGGACGGCACGCCCATCGAAGGCGGCGAGCTCCACTTCACCGGCCTGATGCTCTACCGCGGCGTGTATGTCGCCGAGAAGCGGTACGAGGCGGGCGATACGGTGACCTGGGCCGGGTCCATGTGGGTGGCAAAAGAAACCACGAGTGCGAAACCGGGCGACGGGGCGACGCCGTGGACGTTGGCGGTCAAGGCCGGGCGCGACGGCAAGCAAGGCGCACAAGGCAAAGACGGGCTGAAGGGTCAGGACGGCAAGGACGGCCGTAGTGTGGCCGATCTAGGGGCCGGGGTATGGCGGGGTTGACGCACGCCACCGTGCCGCGCCTGTGGGCCGGGGAGACGGCTGTTCTGCTCGCCAGCGGGCCGAGTCTCTGCGCGGAGGACGTGGACGCGTGCCGCGGGCGCCGGGTCATTGCCATCAAGGACACGATCCGGCTCGCGCCGTGGTGTGACGTGCTCTACGGCTGTGGATCGGACTCGAGCCGGTGGTGGACCGTGAACGGGGACAAGGTGACGCTGCCGGGCCGGCTGCAGTATTCGCTCGATCCGACCGCAACGAAATGGACCCAGGTGTTGCGCTGGGACAATCGGCCGGGCCTGTCGCCGGATCCGGAGGCGCTCCGCGGGAACAATTCGCTGGCGCACGCGATCGGCTTGGCGGTGCATCTCGGCGTGCAGCGGATCGTGTTGCTCGGGGCCGATCTGGGGCACAGCCCGCATCAGGCCAAATACTTTTTCGGCAACCGGCCGCAACAGCACAAGTCGCCGTTTGGTCAGTTCCTGCTGTGCTTTCTCGCGATGGTGGCACCGTTGCAGGCGCTCGGCGTGGCCGTCATCAATGCCAGTCGGGTCACGGCGTTGACGTGCTTTCCGACGATGCCGCTCCGTGAGGCGCTCGCGTGACGGTCGGATTCTTCAACGTCGATCGCGGCGAGGGGATCCATCGTGCGTGCGCGCATCTGATGATCGGCTCGGTGCGGCGCACGATGCCCGGCGTAAGGATCGTGCAGTTCTCCGACGAAACGACCCGCGCGATTCCGGGGGTGGACGAAATCATCCGGGGCATCTCGGCGCCGCTGACGGTGATGATTGCCCGGCACTACCGCGAGTGTCTCGGCGACTGGCTGTTCATCGATACGGATGTGGTGATTCAGCAGGACGTGCGGCCGGTCTGCGCGCGGCCGTGGGATGTCGCGGTGGCGGCGCGCGGCGAGGGCACCCCGGCGGACGCGGGCTGGCCGCGGCGGGAACTCTGGCGCGTGATGCCGTTCAACTGCGGTGTCATCTTTTCGCGGTCGTCGGCGTTTTGGACGGCGGTGGCGGATCGCATCGATGCGTTTCCGGCGGAGACGCAAGCCTTCATGGGTGTGCAGTTGGCGGTCAATGACCTGATCGCCGAAGGGGCGTGGCGGGCCGAGGTCCTATCGCCGACGTTCAACTACGCGCCGCATCTCGAGCACGAGGATGTCTCGGCTTATGCGGTGGTTCATTACAAAGGTTTTGGACGTAAGCAGTGGATGCTGGATCGGCTGGTGGCGGCATGATGGCGCCGCTCAAGGTCTTCATCGGCTGGGATGTGCGCGAAATGCGCGCATGGAACGTGGCGCAGATGTCGCTGAAGTCTCGCGCCTCGGTCGCGGTGGACGTGCAACGGATCGTGATGAGCTCGTTGGGCGCGCGGGGCCTCTACACCCGACCGACGCGGGAGGAACCCAACGGCGGCTATTGGGACGTGATTTCCGAGGCGCCGATGAGCACGGGGCACGCGATCGCGCGGTTCCTCGTGCCGCACCTCTGCGAGTATGACGGCTGGGCGCTCTTCACCGATGGGGATGTGCTGTTCCGTGAGGACGTGGCCCAACTCTTCGCGCTGGCCGATCCGGAGAAAGCCGTGCAGGTGGTGCAGCACCAGTACGCGCCGCTGGAGACCGTGAAGATGGACGGGCAGACGCAGACCCGCTATCAGCGCAAGAACTGGTCCTCGGTGATGCTGTTCCACTGCGGGCATCCGGCGAATCGCGCGCTGACGGTCGAACTGGTCAATTCGGTGCCTGGCCGGGATCTGCATCGGTTCTGCTGGCTGTCCGATGATCTGATCGGCGCTCTGCCGGCGCGGTGGAATCTGCTGGTGGGCCACTCGCCGGTCGATCCCAGTGCTGCCGTCGTGCATTTTACGACCGGGGTCCCCGACATGCCGGGTTATGAACATTGCCCCTATGCCGATGAGTGGTATGCCACGGCGCGGGGGTGCGGGTATCGCTTGGATCGGCCGGCCAAGACGGAGGCGGTCGCATGATCGCGCTGGCGGTGGCCCCGGTGCAAGTGCGGACCTCGGTGGAGCTGCTCCGCTTTCAGCCGCAGTCCATTCGGACCACGCAGCTATTCACGGCCTTGATCGCGGCGGCGAAGCGTGGCGGCGTAGACGTGACGGTCACAGACACCTATCAGGGCGGGTCGGACTGGCTGCTGCTGTGGGGTGCTGGGTCCCCGTTGCGCTGGCCGGCGATGACGGCCCATCTCGCCCGCGGCGGGCATCTCATCACCTTCGACCTCGCGTACTGGTCGCGGTACGAGAAGTTTCGGGTGTCGATTGACGGCCCGCATCCTGAGGCGTGGGTCATGCGAAAGGACTGGCCGAACAACCGGCTGAAAGCGGATCGTATCCAGACGGGCACGCTCTGGGATCCAGACGGGCCGGTGCTCGTGGCCGGGATTGGCGAGAAGGCGCGCGTGCAGTATGGCGCGGCGATTGTGGACGCCTGGGAACAGCGCATGATGGCCGAGTGTCGGGCGCGGGGCTGGACGGTGCAGTATCGGGCGAAGAACTCCACTGCCATACCGATCGAGCGGGCGCTGCAGGGGAAGTCGCTCGTGATTACCTGGCACTCGAATGTGGCCGTCGATGCGATTCGGATGGGCGTGCCTGTTGTTTGCACCCACGGCGCGGCCGCGGCGGTGTGTCCGTCAGAACTGCCGCCTTCTGGCCCGGTGCCGCCGCTGGCGGCCGCGCTGCGGGATCGGTTTCTGGCGAATCTCGCATGGTTCCAATGGGCGCCGAGCGAAGCGGGTCAATGCTGGGCGTTTCTGCGGGAGGTGCTCGCGTGATCCGACTGATCGCGCCGTTCCGCCCGCTGCCACCCGAGAGCAAGTATCACCTGGCCCTCGAATCCTTCGATTGGATCGGGGCACTGCAGATGCTCTCAGAGAGCGCACAGCGGGCGTGTGGGGTGCCGGTGCAAGTTGTGACCGACGTGGACACGGATCTGCCGTTGCCGATGCTGCGGTATCGCACCAGCCATCGGCGGTTGATGCTGTGGACGCTCGAAGCCTGTCTCGCGTATCTGCGATCCGACGACTTCGATCGCGACACGATCATGCTGGACGTGGATCAGTTGATCTACCGCGACTTGTCGCCGTGGTTTACCGGGGCGGATCTGGGCGTGCTCGTGCGGCCGGGGAAGATGGCGCACAACGCGCTCCTGAATGGTGTCCAGTGGTGGGCGGTCAAGGGTAAGGCGCGGCTGGTGGCGTTCTATCAGCACGCGCTGACGCTGGCGGAAGGGTTGCCGGAAGATTCGATTATCTGGGGCGCGGATACCGAAGCGGTGCGGGAACTGATTGCGCCGATTGAACTTGGGACGCATCAGCGCGCGGGCCTGTCGGTCGCGATGATTCAGAGTACCGAGGTGCTCACCACGTTCACCACGACCCATGCGCTGATGCTGACGCAGGGGCTCCTGTTGCCGCCCGCGAAAGCGGTCGTGGACTTCCGCGGGTTCCGCAAGCTGCACATGCGCGCGTTCTATGAGGCGACGCTGGGCCAACGGGAGATGGTCGCATGAATGCCATCGTAGCGGAACATGTGACGCCGGTGGCATGGCCGCGGACGCTGGAGCGATACGGGGCGCTCGAAAGCTACCTGCTCGCGGTGGACTGGCTGAAAGACTGCACCGACGTGGCGGATTGGGGCGGGGCGCAAGGATTCTTCGGCACGTTGCTTCCGGCGCGCGTGCGCTATACGGTGGTCGATGGGACACGCCAGCGAGACGATCAGGTGCTCGCGGATCTGATGACGTATCACGTTCCGAGCGACGGGATTCTCCTTCGGCATGTGCTCGACCATACCCGCGATTGGCGCGGCCTGCTGCGAAACGCGATGGCGTGCAGTCGCCGGCTGGTGGTGATCACCTTCACACCAGCGGCCACGCAGCGCACGGTGTTGATCGAGAAAAAGAGCGGCTGGCCGGTGCGGCGGTTCGATGTGAACGATCTGCGCAAGACGATGGGGGACTGGCTCGTGTCCGATGAGGACGTGCCGACGACCCATCCTGAGCGGATCTACTACCTGGAGCGGCCATGCGTAGCCGCTTGAAGGTGGTCTCGCCCTATCGGCCGTTTGCGTGGGAGAGTCCCGCGCATCGGAAGCTCGGCCCGTTCGATTGGGTTGGGGCGTTGGAGATGTTGCGCGAGAGCGTGCGCCAGTCGTGCCGGTGCGAGACGGTCGCGCTCACGGACGTGGACACCACGTTGCCGGGGCCGATGCACCAGTATGGAACGACGCATCGACGGCTGATGCTCTGGCTGCTCGAAGTGACATGCTGCTATCTGGAGTCGGAGGACTTCACCTGCGATACGGTGCTCGTCTCGCCGGACATGCTGGTCTTTCGCGATCTGCGGCCGTGGTTTCTCGCGGATCTCGGGGTGCTGGTGCGCTCAGCCGAGAAGTATCGGCTTCGCCCGTTGCTCAACGGCGTGCAGTGGTTCCGCCATGCGGCGAAAGACCGACTGGCGGTGTTCTATCGGGAGGCGCTCGCGCTGGCTGTGACCTTGCCCGAGAACGCCATCCGCTGGGGCGCTGATACGGAACCGCTGGTGCGCTTGCTGTGGCCGCTCACGGTGGGCCTGAGCGCGCGCGCCGGGTTGTCAGTGCAGGGGATCGAAGCCTCCGAGGTGCTCTGGTCGATGGCGGTTCCGGCGACGATCGAGGGGTGGGTGCCTGCTCCGCCGTCGCATGCCGTGACCGATTTCAAGTTCCATCGGCGGAAAAAGCTGATGCGTGCCTACTACGACGCGACGATCGGATCGGCGGTGCCGGCGTGAAAACCGTCCACGGCTGGGCGTTCCCAGACGCCGATCGCTTCATGGCGAACGAGATGAAACCGGACGGCCGGTATCAGTCGAGTCATCTCGATGCCGCGCTGGCGCATGTCTCAGACTTCTCGTGCGCGATCGACGGGGGCGCGCATGTCGGGACCTGGAGCAAGATGCTCAGCGGCCGGTTCGGGCGGGTGGTCGCCGTGGAGCCGAGCTGGGATACGTTCGAATGCCTGAACGTCAACATGCAGCGGTTCGCGTGCGAGAACGTGGACACGTTGAATGTCGCGCTCGGGGCCAAGCGCGGGTTTGTCTCGATGGCGCCGCTGGATGAACGAGCCGAAGACTTGGCGAATACCGGCGCGCGGTTCGTGCAGCCGGGCGGGTCGATTGTCTGCGAGGCGATCGATGACTGGAACCTGCCGAGTCTCGGCTTTCTCAAGCTCGACGTGGAAGGATCCGAAGTGGACGCCCTGACCGGAGCCGCGTTTACGTTGACGCGCTGCAAGCCGGTCGTGTTGTTCGAGTGCAAGGGCTTCTGGCGGCGGTTCGGGCACGCCAAGGATGCGCCCCATACGCTGCTGCTCTCGCTCGGGTATTACGAGGCCCAAGTGGTTGGGTGCGACAGAATTTGGAAGGCGCGGCCATGAACCTGCTCATGGTCGGCGTGCTCAACGCCAAAGGTAGCTACGCAATCCGGGGGCAGCAACTCGGGGCCGCGCTTGGGGCGCGCGTGACCACGACGCCCACGGCGGCGGATTGGCGCTGGGCGGATCTGGTCGTGTTGATCAAGCGAGCCGGGGCGCTGTGGGCCAATCAAGCGCATAAGGCGAAGGTGCCGATCGTCTGGGATGCGCTCGACTGCTGGCGGCAACCGGCGGAGAACCACGTCACCGAGGGGCAGGCCAAGATGCTGCTGAAGCGGCAGATCGAACAGATCCGGCCGGTGCTCACGATCTGTGCGACCGAAGCGCAAGCGGCGGCCTGTGGCGGCGTCTACCTGCCGCATCACTCATGGCCGGGGCTCAGCCCTACTCCCGCGCGAGAAGTCGTCACCACGGTCTGTTATGAGGGGAATCCGGCCTATCTGGGTCGGTGGGGGCAAGCCGTCAAGCAGGAATGCACGCGGCGGGGATGGGCGTTCGTGCTGAACCCGCCCGATCTGCGAGAGGCGGACCTCATCGTCGCCTTTCGCGATGGCCCGTGGGACGGCTGGATCTGCCGGGAGTGGAAGTCAGGCGTCAAGCTGGTCAATGCCTTGGCTGCAGGTCGCCCGTTCATCTCGCAGTCTATGAACGCTGGACGGAGTATCCCGCACGCTCGGTCTTCGATCGAGACGGTCGCCGAATTACCTGACGCGTTCGATGTCTGGCACGATCAAGCCTTACGCGAATCCGTCGCACGGTCTAGCCAGAGCTGGGCCTTTCAATATTCTGTCGCGGTGATTGCGGAGCAGTATCAGCAGTTACTGGAATCGAAGGTGCAACCGTGCGCGGCGTAATCGACACGATGGACTCGCTGATTGTTGGGCCGCTGTGCGAGCCGCTCGACCTCGAGGAAGTCAAGAAGCAACGCCGGTTTAGTTCGACCAGTCTTGATACACGCTTCGATCTCTGGATCGCGGCTGCGCGCGAGCACTTCGAGGAGCAGACTGGACGCCAACTCATCACTGCGACGTGGGAGTATTGGCTTGATGCGTTCCCGGTCGATGGCTGGATCGAAATTCCGCACCCGCCGTTACAGTCCGTCCTGAGCGTCAAATACGATGATGCGGACGGCACCGAACAGACGATGGACGCATCAGAGTATCGCGTCATTGCTCCGCAAGGCGAACTCGCAACGCGTGGCCTGATCGAAATCGCTGCGGGGGCTTCGTGGCCATCGACTCGCCTGCAGAAATCAGCAGTTCGCATTCAGTATAAGGCTGGCTACGGAGATACCCCGGGGGACGTCCCAGCGATGATCCTCTATGCTCTCGACATGCTACTGGGGCATTTCCATAAATACGGAGAGGAATTTGTTGAGGCGAAGTCGGCCCTGTCCAAATTGCCGCTAGGGGCAGGGATGGTGATGGAGGCACGCAAGTTCATGGCGCTGCCGATCAAGAAACCCCGCTACTCGTGGGCGACAATCCAAATTCTGGATACGGTGAACGCATGGCCGGTCTGAACGCGGGCGAGCTCGATCGCGAGATCACCTTGCAAACCGCCCCGGTCGTGCAGAGCGACAGCGGGGAAGAGTCATTCGACTGGGACAACGCGGAGGAACAGACCATCTATGCGCAGTGGTTGCCGGCGGGAACTCGGGAGGCCTGGCAGGCGCAACAGCGGCTCGCGTCCTATGTCGATGGGGTGTTCCGGATCTACGACATGGAGACGCGGCCGACGCCAAACGATACACGAATTCTGTTTGATGGCCGCGTGTTTGACTTGAAACCCTACATCGAATTAGGGCGGGGTGAAGGGCTGGAGATCCCCGTCGTGGCGAGGGGCGAGTGATTATCGGGGTGGCGCTACGCGCGCATCTGCTGGACGATGCCAGCATCGCGGCGCTGGTGGGCGCGCGGGTCTATCCGTTGCGGCTCCCCCAGAAAGCCGTGATGCCGTCGATTGTGATCCAGCGCGTCTCGGGTGTGCGGTTCGGGCATCTGCGTGGTGGTGGTTCGTTGGCGCGGCCACGGTATCAGGTGGATTGCTGGGCGGCGACGCATGACGCCGCCACGGCACTCGGGTCGCTCTGTCGGCAACGGCTCGACGGCTACACGGGAGAATGGGCCGACGATGAAAGCCCAACGACAACGATCCGCGTGGCGGTACACTTTGAAGACGAACGCGACTTGTTCGAAGAGGACATCATGGGCGGGCTGTGTCGGCACTCGGCCGATTACTTCCTGTTCCATCAAACGAATTCAGGAGCCGTATGAAGTAAACCGATCTGAAGCGTTGAACTAGGAGCCACACTCCAAAGCCTCGCTCGGCCTGAGCGAGAACCCGGCTGGACACCGGGAATGTTCAACGACAACAGGCCGCAAAGACTAAGGCCGCTTTTGCTCTCGCGCTGAATGGCGCGGCAGTGAGGCGGCCTTTTTCTTTGTCGGCAGTTCGACGCTCACTCACGCAAGGCACGTCAACCGGGTAAGGCACGACAAAGGGAGCATCGCATGTCTCAAGCAATGGCCGCCGCAGGAACCTACATCACGAAAGGCGCGGGCACCTCGCCCGAGACCTACACCGGCGAAATCGCCGAAGTCGTCTCCATCGGCGGGCCGCAGCCCGGATCCGAAGAGATCGACGTCACCCATCTCCGCAGCCCGGCCCGCTCGCGGGAATACATCCAGTCGTTCCTCATCCCGGGCGAGATCCCGATGGAGCTGAACTGGATTCCCAGCGACTCGACGCAGGACGAAGTGAACGGCTTGATCGCCGACTACAACAGCGGCGACATCCACAGCTATCGCGTCACCTATCCGGACGGGTCCACGGACACGTTCGATGCGTACGTGAAGAGCTACCAGCACCCGGCCGTCACGGGCAACAAGCTCGGGCTGTCGGTCGTGCTGCGCGTGACCGGCGCCGTCGTGTTCGTCTCGGCGTAGTTCCTTCGGGGTGTGACGGTCGCTCGCGTTCCAGCCATGCGGGTCGCTGTCCGGTAGCCTGGCTGTTTGGTGGGTTGTGTCCAACAAGTATCGGGGCGAAGTGGAGTTCACGGACTCCGAAGGGACGACGTTTGTCTTGCGGCTCGGCACGAATCAATACCTCAGCGCGGAAAAGGAACTAGCGGTACTCGATGGGCGGGCCTTTCAGCGGCGACTGTTTCATCTCGCGCTGGTGAACGGCGGGCCGGAGCACCAGAAAAAGATGACGCTGGAGGACGCCGGCGAGCTCCTCGATGACCTCGGGTTTATCAAAGCCAACGAACTGATCAACGAAACCAAGTTCGGATCCAACGTGCGCGCCGCGGAAGCGGCCGCCAAGAAGATCCGCGATGAAGCCACGTTGACGGCGGCGAAAACGCTGTCCGAAAAAATCTCGACCTTACGGAGCGGTGTGACGAATTCGGAAGTGCTCGCGGCAATGGATCGCGTGCGAGACAAGCTGGAGGAGATGGAAGTCGCGGCCCGGGCCGTGGAGGGTAACGGAAACCCTCCGCAAGCGGCGACCAGTTCGAGCAACTGATCGTCAACGCGGCGGAAATCGGGTTAGCGCCAAGCGAAGTCTGGGGGGAGTTACGGTCGCTGACACAGTACGAGCTTGAATTGCAGTTCCGGGGCGCGCAGCAACGCCTAGACGGCTGGTATCAACTCGCGCGCTATACCGCGTGGTATGTCGCGTACTGGTCCCGACTCGACAAGCTGCCCTCACTGAAGACCGTGGAAGAGGAGCTCGAAGCGCAGCGGGTGAAAGCGGATCGGGCGGCGACGAAACCGGAACGGCGACAGACATGGCAGGAGCAGAAAGCGATTATGGCCAGTGTGCGCGCGCTCGCGGTGAAAGCGCCGCCCGCCAAGCCGAAGCGGAGGAAACGCTAGATGGCTGAAGGCGGCGTCCTCGTGACTGGCCTGAAGGAAGCCTATGCGGCCGTGGAAGCGTTGCCCGAGCACGTCACCGCGGCGCTCAAGGGTGTGGCGCATGCGACGGCGGAGCGCATCAAGACGGGCTATCAGGAGCGGCTACGGTCGCAAACACATGGAACCGGGCGCACGGCGAACTCGGCGCGGGTGCTCGATGAGTCGGCGGAGAAGCAATACACGGTGAACGTGCCTGGCGACTCGGAGAAGCCGGCCAATCTGCCGATGTGGTTGGAATACGGCACACGGTTTATGAGTGCCAAGCCGTCGCTCAGACCGGCCGGCGATGCGGAGAACGAGCGGTATAAAGCGGACATGGCGGCGGCGGCTGAACGTGTCGTGAAGGGCACGATCTAGATGTCCATCAATTTCTCCGTTAGGTGGGCCGACAACACGGCGGAACTCAAGCGCAACCTCGCGCAAGGGCTCGATCAGATCGAAGCCACGCGGGCGGCGGTCGATCGCCTGTCGAAGTCGCTGAGCGGCGAGAACCAGATCAAGGCGGCGAACAACTGGGCGGCGGCGCTGCAGAAACTCGGCGGGGAAGCCGGGGCCTTCGCAGGGGTCGAAAAGCTCACCTTCCAAGAGCTTGAACGCGGAAACGCGGTCCTCGATCGGGCCGTCCAAAAATATCTCGCGCTCGGGCAAGCCATCCCGACCCCGATCGCGCAACTCCATGAACTCATCAAAGCCGAAGTGGACGCGGGCCACGCGGCCGAGCAAGCCGCCAAAGGTCAGGAGGGCTGGATCGGCTCGCTCAAGCAACTCAACGGGCTACTGGGCGGGCTGGGGATCGGGCTGAGTGTCGGCGCGGCGGTGGCGTTCGGCAAAGCGATCTTCGAGGACGCCGATTCGCTCGTAAAGCTGTCCGACAAAACCGGGATTTCGATCGAAGGACTCCAGCGGCTGCAAGTGGCTGGGGATGACGCCGGCACCTCGCTGGACGCCGTGACCTCCGCTGTCAACATGATGCAGAAGCGGATGGTGGGCGGGGAGGATACCGCCGTCGCCGCGATGGCCCAACTCGGACTGCGGTTCGAAGACATCCGGAAGCAGGCACCCGATCAGCAG